CGCCGCGTTGTCTACGTCTACTGCGGCCAGCTCCACGCCTCCCGCGCCCACGCCTTGTGCCACGGCGACGACCACCACCACCCATACCGGGAAGTCCAGCCCCCATTCTAGGATTTGCAATAAAGCCAGGGGGTGTCGTGGCCATGCAAGAAGATTGGGGGACAACTGTTTGGCCAGCGTCTATTCCAGGGATAATAGGAGCGCCAAAAGTATACGAGTTTCCAAGACCTCCTCCATTTTGTGTATTTGTACGCATCGCGTCCTTCTGCCTATTATTTAGAAAGCAATTCCGAAATACAGTATCCCTTAAATTCAGCACTCCATTTTGCTGTAACCCATGTCTCACCTTTTTGCATGGCTTGTCGAATATCTCTACTGAGAAAGAATTGTTGTACAGCGGCTTTTCCAATGAGAACTCCGTCTTCTCCAATAAGATTGTATACATCGGGCAATGAATCAATAGGGGAGAGGCGAGCTTTTACTCCTGCAAGCGCAGGCGCAGGGGCAGGCGCAGGCACAGCGGCAGGCACAGCGGCAGGCACAGGGGCAACCCTATCTTGTTTGAGGCCTGCGTGGGCTTCTGCCGCTTTTACCTGCACTTCTAGAAACCAGACCATACGTCTCCGCCCTACCATTTCTGGAATAAATTCCACGCTATGGCATGTATCCCATGACTTTTTTTCCGCAAATTCTTGCATTGACATTGGCTGTGAAATACTTGCGAATATACCACCCAGAAGACGGGCATCTGGAACCCAATGATACTGAACGAATTCTTTGAGGCGTTCGCGGCGGGCGGCAAAGCCTTCTGATTGGATGATTGCCGCTCCCTTCCACATCCAGACATCTTCTAAGCGGAGAGTGTGCAGCACATCGTCAAGTGTTGCGACAAGTACTGAGCCACCACCTTCAGAAACGGCAAGGGAGACGCGCATACGAAGAGTATTGCCCCTATAGTTTCTCTGGCCATCTCTGCCACGCCTGGATTGTAGAAAAATGGGGGGGATTCCAGGAAGAAATACGACAAAACCTGGTTCTGCGCGGCCCTCATTTTCCATCACGTAAAATGTGCCCTTTTTCAATGGTGCCTCGGCGCGCTGAGGGTCGAGCCGCTGCCGAATCACAAGGTCTTTTGAGCATGATTCCACGAGCTTGCGAGCAAGGTCCTGGGATGATGCTGGGGCATATTTTCGTTTGACGGCGTGAATTTCACGGTGGCTATTACGAATACTACCATGTGAAAGTCCTTGTGATTCCATTCTATATATATGTGGCAAGGATTGCTTAGACCGCTATGCAGTCGCATAAGTGGTTCCCTTATGCAGTCGCATAAGTGTCTTCTGAGTTCAAATCATTCGCAGAGACTTTCCCCATAAAAAGGGCACCATTCTGTGCAAATTCGGGAGAAAAGGGGGACTCGGAAGTAAGCCCTTTTGCATTTCCAACACCAGAACGGTCAAGATTTCGCGTACCAGTATTATCAGGACCAGGACCAAAAGACATTTCAGGGTGCCGCATTGAATCCTTTATTGGCGCCTCCATATTTTTATCATCATAGGGGTCCATCGGCTTTTCTTCCGGGGATATTGTTGGCGCGGCGCCCTGCAACGGTGCCACATTTGGTGCCCCAGGCCCCCCAGGACTTACCGTGCGCGGTTCCTGAATAGGTTCCGCGCGAACAAGAGGAGCAGGGGCAGGAGCAGAAAGTGCTGGCATATTTAGGACCGTAGGTTTTGGCACAAACGTTTCTATAGGAGAAGTGCGAAACCATGACGGTCTATATGCCTTCAGCAAAATATAAAATACATAACAAAATATGGCAATAGTCACGGCCAAAGTTAAAGTACTAAACATTCTGGTGCTAGAGAGGAAAAAATAGGGCGACTAAAACCCCCACTACTTCTTAGAAAGCCAGGGCAGGCAGCCGGCAGATGCAATCTCCCCCAGCGAAAGAGCCGCCATTGCCAGTTTTTGTTCCGCCGCAGGAAGCTCTGATACAACCCATTTTCCCAGCAGAGTGGTGAGACTATGATACAACTCAATACAATCCTCCTTCGTTTTAAGTTTATTTGTGGAACTTGCTTCCGTAATCAGCGCAATAAGCTTCTTCTGCATGGAAGAAAGACTGAGCTCCCCAGGAATATCTACAAGAATTTTCTCAACACTAGGCGCAACTACAGGGTGAACTACGCGAGTGACAAGGCTCCCTGATGCATCCATCTGTATCTAGTCTAGTAAGAGTATTTAAACTGCCGCCCGCTGAATCCGAATATTCCATCCAGTAATTTGAATAAGACCCGACTCAAATGAACCTGTGCACTTGTACACTTCTGATGACACTATATCATGAGGAACCCAGTCCTCTGGCATTTCTTCCCCAGTTTCTATAACATCTTCGCCGAGCCTGGAACGCTCCAGCAACCTCCAACATTTCCAATCACCATCAAGTAAAAATCCTACGTAGATTCCTGCATCATAAATAAAAAGTTCTTTATCAAACTTTCCTTCTGCATTTGTAGGTGTCCAGCTGCAAGTAATAGGCATTCCTGGATGTACTATCATGTAACTTGTTTATGTGACACGGTAAAATTTGCAGGATTAAAGGGGTGTGAGTAAGTTACAAAAGAATGTCAGCCAAAAAGTCGGTACAAGTTCTGCTACTTACGCATAAAGCAGAAGTAAAGGAGGTTGCACTCGTGACTGCTGCGAATGGCTCTATTACGCTGTCAATGCTACAGGCTCTTCTTAAAAAGAAGGAGGTGCCGACAGTTCTGGGCAACTATAAATTCAAGTCCCAGTACTTGTATCTTTTCGGTTATACGGCTGGAAAGGCTGGTACGGAGAATAAACATGAGTTGCCGCCTCCCTATGATTCTACGGTATGTTTCGGCGACATTATTCTCTTGGCGACAAAAGATTCCAAGAGTTGGACGACGCCTGTTCCTCTAAAAATGTCAGATTACGAAACATTCTACACGCGCGCCTTTGGCGGATTTGAAGAGTTGAACTCAGACGAGGAGGATGAAGAGGAAGATGTGGAAGTAGAAGAGGCTGAAGAAGCCGAGCCAGAAGAAGAAGTGGAAGTGGATGACGAGGAGGGTGAAGAAGTAAATGAAATAGTAGAGTGTGAAGAAGAGCCAGAAGTTGTTGTCCCATTTGTAAAAAAGCGGGGAAAGCGCGCCGCTCCTGCCCCGGTGACAGGCGGGGCTGCCCAAGTGTATTCTACATATCTATATGTGGCACCTGGCGAAGAGTTAAATCAAGAAGATTTTGATGCACCTTATGACACTTCTAAACTAAATCCGGAGAGGACCAAGAATATTCGCGCATTAAAGCTTCTCTTTACCAATCATTTATCTGACAAAGAAGTGGATGAGCTAGAACGCTGCATTTATAATATGGCAATCCGTACTGCAATGCGCCGACACATTGGTAGAACATGGGCATACAATCCATTTGTTGAAATGTACTTTATGGAAGCAAAACACATTTCCGCGAATTTGCATCCTGGCGCCTATGTTCAAAACACGGAACTCTTTGCCAAATACAAGGCGGGTGAAGTGAGTTTTAAAGAGATTTCCGAGATGGATTCCTACCAGTTATTTGAGGACCGGTGGAAGGACAGTTTCCTACAACAGCAAATCCGCGAGAAGAGGCAGTTAGAGGGAAATATGTCAATGGCGACAGACCGGTTCCTCTGCAAGCGTTGTGGCAAGAGGCAGTGCACTTATTACGAGTTGCAGACACGTTCGGCAGATGAACCCATGACAGTCTTTATTACATGTCTCAACTGCGGAAAACATTGGAGGCAATAAATGCCGCGACGAAATATACATGACAGATTGCCTTATTAAAAAAGTAGGGGCGGCAAAAGATGCATTCCCTATGATGTCCGAATTCTCAGAAATGTTTTCCGAGAAGGGTATACGTACAGTATTTTTTAGCATTGGTTCTTCCAAATCTCCTCTTGCCGATTTAGAGATTTCAGAAGCAATAGGGTGCCCTGTGAATATTTTTCCTCTAGAAGAATCTGATGCAGAGAACTGGAGGGCAGTAGGGCCCTGCTTGAAGGATAGGACGGCAAGTGCCTCTCCATTTTTAGAGGGGGTGGATAAGGTCTGGGTTTTACCGAAAAATATTCGTCTGCGCGAATCGCTTCCTTGGTGGGAAAATGGCTCGATTAGGATAGACGGAGTTGAAAAGACCACGCGAAAAGTGGAGAATGTTGTGAGTGAAGTATGTGCAGATGTGAAAGTGAAGAATGGCGAGCAACGTATTGATATTTTAAAGATTGACACGGGTCGTCATATGGAGGCTGGATTTATTGGAGCCATTTTAAATTCTGGATTCCGTCCCGGCATTGTCTTAGTAAACTGGACGGAAACTCCTGACTCTAATACAAGTACTACCATAGCAGCAGGTCATCTCCAGAACTGTGGATACGTACTTCTGGGTAAAGAGGGAAACAAATATCTGTATTATTACGTGGATGACGACCTCTACATTACATGCAGTTGGGAGAATATCACAATGTTAAATCCTATTGTATCAGAAATAATTCGTGCATATAAAGATAAAGTGGTGCGAGATAAGACGAAAACTCTCAATGCAAAATAGGAATGCTCTCTAGCAGACAGTTGTTCTCTGTTCTAATTGAAAAAAGAGAGTTCCTTGCACGAATGCGTTTAAATATAACGGGGCGGCGTGCATATTCTGATTCAACTTTCATTGCTAGGCAGAGACAGCGCCTGGCAAAATCAAAAATAGAGGAATGTCTTGTAAATACATTGGTAGATACGACTACTAATGCATTTAATCCGGTTGACATTATATTTGGTAAAAAGTAGTTGCGGTGAGCAGTATTATAGAATCATTAAATCCGAAAGGCGCCAATATTCAAAGGTTCCATCGGGCATAGGCCTCTTTACAATAAAGGGAAGGCGCCTCTGCTCTAGCTCCAACTTTGCAATCTCCAGAGGCTGTGTCATGTATTCTGGGACGGTGACAAAGGGGCGCGCACCATTCGCGAGTTGATTTGAGCGTGTACCCAAGATTTTGGCGCGTTCATATACAGTTAAGAAGGGAGGGCTCTGATGATTTGGGTCGGTGGAGCCGTCTGGCGGAGCAGATTGCAGAGGAACTTTTGGAATAATAGTCTCTGCATAATCCATGATTGTATCTGGATGAAACTTGTAGAGGACATCATGGGGTTCACCGGATTCTACTGGTGCCTCTTCTCCTTCAATTTCAAGGTCTGGCTCAAAATCCTCTAGAGCATCTGCTGCAAAGATTTCGTCAGCATCAGCCATATTCTAACTATACTATTTATAGGCATTCATTAAATTTTACCGCGGACTCGCCTACAGTTGTGCGGTAAGCTTTTTAAGTCCACCCCTCAAAGGGGTACACTTGAATTAGCACAGCACGGTAAAATTGTAGGGGGCTTATGGAGTTTAGTTATTATATTAATAGAGATGTCGAATGCATTAGTTGAGAATGTTGCGGAGAATATGCTGGAGGAGTCGAGTGTAAAGGTATATACTGCCTTTGACGAGATGAATCTACCAGAGTCCCTTATGCGCGGGATTTATGCAAATGGTTTTGTAAAACCTTCTGATATTCAGAGCAAAGGTATAATGCCCATTAAAGAGGGCAGGGACCTTCTTGCGCAAGCAAAGTCTGGTACGGGCAAAACGGGTACGTTTATGATTGGTGCATTGAGCCGAGTCGACCCCACACTAAAGAGGGTTCAAGTAATGGTTCTTGCACCTACGAGGGAGCTTGCTCAGCAGATTGAAGGTGTATCAAAGGCTCTAAGTCAGTATATGGGGCCCGCTGGGGCAAATGGGCAGTCGACTCCTTTGAATGTATATTCTGCTACGGGTGGTGGACCTGTACGCGATGACAGCAGGGAACTTGACAGGGGGTGTCAGATTCTGATTGGCACGCCAGGCAGAATCTATGACCTTATGAATCGCAAACTGTTGAACAGGGACAATATTCGCCTTCTTATTCTTGACGAGGCTGACCAGATGTTAGAGGACCGATTTAAGGAGCAGGTGATGTGCATACTTGCACTGGGATTCCCAAAGGAAACGCGTGTTGCTCTCTTCTCTGCAACAATGGACGAGGCTGTGCGAAATGTCGCGAATAGTCTTCTGCAAAATCCAGTGAAGATTCTTGTAAATCAGGAGGGTGTGCAATTAGATGGTATTAAGAACTATTATGTAGTAGCGGAGCGAGAGGATTGGAAGGTGGAAATTTTGGCTGATTTATATCAACGTTTAACTATTAATCAGGCGTTGATTTATTGCAATCAGCGTAAGAAGGCAGAGATGCTCGCAGAGAAAATGGCGGCGCAGGGATTTCCCCTTTCGGTTATTCATGGCGAGTTAGACAAGAATACGCGCGCAACAAAAATGAAGGAGTTTCGTACGGGCGCAGTTCGTGTAATGATTAGTACGGACCTTCTCTCTCGTGGTATTGATGTTCAGCAAGTATCCCTTGTTATTAACTTTGAGCTGCCTTCTCAGAAGGAGAGTTATATTCACCGTATTGGTCGTGCTGGGCGATTTGGCCGCAAGGGTGTGACAATCAATCTTATTGACCCTGCAGAGCTGAATGTTCTTCAGGAAATCGGGGAGCACTGGAAGATTCCTATGGAGCTCTTGCCAGAGGATTTGTCAAAACTCCCTATGTAAAGTGTTGCACTCTACTCATGGGATGACCGTATGTCATGACGACACATGGGGCATCTTACACTTCGTGTGAACCATGTATCAATACATGAAGTGTGAAATGCATGTTGGCAGTACACTATTTTTCTAATGGATGCGCCTACTTCATATGCTTCTTGGCATATGGAGCAGTCACCTCTTACTGCAGCTGTTAATAGTACTGTGTTCTCATTAATCACCTGTTGGCTCGGGCGCACAATAACATTTTCCGTTGCGGCTGTTGCGGCTGTTGCGGCCGTGGCAGCGGCAGCGGCTGTGGCCCCTGGAAATAGCATTCCAATAATAGAGTTTGTTGAAAGATTTAGACGAGGTAGAAAGATTTCATTAAGAATATTCTGCGCCTCTGCTATATCTGCAGCATGGGGGGTCGTATGAACATTATGGCGATGATGAGTATGGTTATGCTGCCTTATATATTGCTCCCTTCCACGACTAAATAGGTCGTATCTCTGCCTCACTTGTCTCTGCACATATTGAAGAAGGGATGGAACGTTCTGAAACACTTCTGGAGTATATAGTATTGCGGGAAAATGTGTGTGGATTTCATCCAAAAGGGGAGAGTTATAAAGAGGCTGGGGAGGTGACGACATTTTTTACTACAAGCCGTATGAAATTGAACTGGATAAATTTTACTTATTCGATTACACGACCGGATGTCTGCTGAAACAAATGTACAAAGCAGTGGCGGTCTTATTAACATGGGTCTCACATGTTACGGAAATGCAGTAATGCAGAATCTGCGGCACTTGTCAAAACTTAAATGGACATTAGAAGAGGGAAAGTACAATACACTCTTTAAAAAGGGAGACAAGGTGTCAAAGGAGAGGCTGCTTGACCAGCAGTTCACTGCGGCCTTTGCGGAAGTAGTACAATTTCTTTGGAAATGCAAGAGGGGGCAGAGTGTACGTCCTGGAAATATGTGGACGTCATTGCGTCATTCGGTAAAGGACACACTCTTTGAAGATTTGGCACAGACAAAATTCCATGACAGCCACGAGTTCTTTCACTTTGTAATCGAAACTGTTCATCGTTCTATGATTCAGGAAGTGGATATGAAAATCATTCGTCCACCCCCAAGTACTACACAGGAGGCACTTATACACAAAGCATTGGAATCATGGCAGAATCACTTTTCGAAAGAGTATAGTCCTCTGATTCATATGTTTTACGGCCTATTTCACCAAAAGACTACTTGTCAGGGCTGCAAGAATGTCTCGCATCGCTGGGAGCCATTCAACTCGTTAAAGGTGCCCGTTCCATCTGACTCTGCGGCGACCGAGCCATTCGATTTGATGGATGCACTCAAGAAAGAGTTGTCAGAGGAAGAAGTTATTGAAGAATATGTCTGCGAGAAGTGTGGTCCTCCCAGGAAAGTTGCAAAGAAGACAATGGCAATATGGAAGATGCCATCGGTTATAGTTTTAAATCTGAAGCGTTTCGGCAACGATGGCAGGAAAAATCAGAAGCCCCTGAAGCCGATTTCGCAGTTTCCTATTGAACTGAGCGCGGTTTATTCAGAAGAAAGTCCGGAACGTAACACGGGGATTCATTACACTGTAAGGGGTGTAGTGGACCATCATGGGAGTCATTTGGCGGGGCATTATACTGCACAGTGTAAAAATCCCAGTTCCAATAAATGGGCAATATTTGATGATGAGACCGTTACAGAGATACCCGCCCCTGTATATGGTTCTTCTACCTATATGCTCTTTATGGAACGGACTTAGAGGATGTTGGAAAATCCCTCAATATTTCCAGAAGAAAGGAATACGGTTTGCACGGGACCCATCATTCCATTTTTTCCAGAAACGCGAAAATGAATATGGGGTTCCAGGCGTCCATGTATTGGTACGGTATATGGCTGAGGCGTCCCTCTAAAACGAAGAATCGCATTTCCTTGTCCATCTGCAACTGCTACTCCGGAGTTCTCATACTCATCATATGCTTCTTCCCAGCTCGGCAGAGTCTTACCTTGAGTTGGATTTGGCTCTGTAGCCCAATATACCACTTTGGCATTAGGCGTAGTTTTTATACTTACTTGGTCATTTGCACTTTGTGGAGTTTTTTGTTGAAGAGAGCCTCCAGGAAGAACAGTTTCTCCTAGAAAAGGCAGATACATGTCTTTGGAAAAGAGAAGGGAGAATGCCGCTAATCCAACCGCGATATAGACCCATTTTGCATGGCGTGGAGGGAAAACCAGACGAACTAAATCTTGCCCAGTCGTTCCTATAGAAAGCCAGTTGACACCACCTACAAGAACTAGAAAAATAACAAGCATGTGGAGATATTTCATATAAATCATTGTTCCAGGGCTCTTCTCACTCCAACTCATTTCTATATATTATATAGAAAATGAGTGGTTGTGCATTAAAACGTTGGGGCACAGGCATACCTTGTACACGTGAACCTGACACGGCGGCAAAAAAAGAAATGGCAGAGAAACTTGCAATTATGCGCGCGGAAAGGGAAAAGCAAGATACAATGTGGTTACAGCCCGCCGCGCCCTCTGCAGAGAAGTCTCAGAAGCAGCCGCTTCCTCTCAAGTATACATCTTCATGAAACTCTGGTCCTGCGTTTTCTTCTTAAGAAAGAGGTCAACGTGCGATTTCTTCACAACAAAAGGCAGCTTGAAATCCGGAATGTGAAATGGCAAATCTTTCGTATTGAAGATGCGTAGCATATTAATCTTCTGTACGACTGCCTCCAGGCACCTCTTAAGCTCCCTTACACCCTTCTCCTCCGACGCATAAGTTGACAGAATATGCTCAATAATCTCGGAGCTAATATACACCTTTTCATCGAGACTAACTTCTCCAAGGGCAGCAGGAAGCAGAAAGTTCTGGGCAATGGCCAACTTCTCTTTTGCGCTATAACCATTCAGCTCAATAACAACCATGCGGTCCATCAGTACGCGGTCAATCTTGCCCAAGTCATTTGCAGAGAAGGCAAAGAGAATCTTGCTCAGGTCAATCGGTACGCCACTCAAATACTTGTCCTCAAAATCCGCGTTCTGTACGGAATCTGTAAGGTGCACGAGGAGATTCTGAATCTCCTCGCCTTTGGCCGTGCTGCTAATCTTATCGAGCTCGTCAAACATCAGAAGCATTGACATAGACTTTGCCGCAATAATGGAATTTACAATCTTGCCCGCATGAGACCCCTCATACACAAGCTGGTGACCAACGTAACTGCTTGCATCAGAATCACCGCCGAGCGAAATGAACTGAAAGGGCCACTCGAGCGCCTTTGCAATACCATTCTTGATGAGACTTGTCTTACCAATGCCAGGTGGTCCAGCGAGAAGAAGGGAAAGGCCTCGCGCAGAAGGATTGGTGATTTTGCTGGCAATAAACTGGAGAATCTGAATCTTAGCCTCTTCCTGACCATAAATGGACTCTCCCAAACAACGCCGCGCTTTTTCCATGAATGCCGCGCAGGTCTCAGGGCCATCCGAAAGTTTCACAGGAATATCCTTATAAATGCCAAGGGGGAGAGACGCAAACTTCTCCAACCAAGCCCTCTGTTTATAGTACTCACCTGTGCCAGGGTCCAGGCTCTGCAGTGAGTTATACTTTGCCAGTACATCTTTCTGCGTATCCGGCGACAGCTTCATAGACAGGATTTTGAACATCATAGACTGCTTGTTTGCATCAGAAGTCGCCTTGCGGTCAAGAGTCTGCAATAACTCCGTCTGTTTTTCGGAACTCAAGCGCTTGAATTCGTCAATCTGGTCATCAATACCGCCCTCCTCAAAAGGCTGTGTAATAAGCTCAACAAACTTCTTTACAGATTCGGACTCCTTTTTCATATTATGCCGCTTTGGAGTAGTCCAATCTGCCTGCTCTTCGCCCCCACCCCCAAAACTAATAATGAGCCCGCCGCGATTGGAGGACCCTTCTTCTTCCTCATCCTCATCCTCGTACTCCTCCTCGTCCTCATCCTCGTCCTCCTCCTCGTCCTCATCCTCTTCCTCTTCCTCCTCATCTTCTTCCTCTTCTACGATACGAGTCTTGGGCCGCGCCTTGCCCATAAAACCTTTCTTACGTGGAACGACAACCTCTTCTTCAGAAGATTCTGATACAGTCTTCTTAGAAGCGCTACGTTTTGCAGCATCCTTCTGGATTCGTTTCTTTGCGCGAACAGCTGCTGCACGAGCAGACCTACGAATCTCCTGCTTTTCCTCGGCAGTCAGGCGAGAGCTGTCACTAGGAGTCTCAGTTTCAGAAGTATAGCTCTCATCCTCATCAGAGTATTCAATGAGACCGCGAATATTCCCCCTACTGTCTACACTGTCATCATCATTTCCGCCACCCCCCTTCTTTTTTTGCATCGGCTTCTTTCGATCCGGGGCTTTTGCCCTAGGCTCGGTAGACTCCTTCTTTGCATTCTTGGAAGTGTATTTCTGAGGCATCTAATACAAGTATATGCTTTTAGCCGACTGTAAAAAATGCGCGGGTGAAATCCGACCTTAAATTTTATCGTTTACCCGCACCACGTTTGCGTGTAATATTCTTTGCCGCCCTTTTAACTTTCTTCACGGCGCGGCCCACTCCACGTGTAATACCGCCGACAGCCTGGTTAGAGTGCCTGGCCAGGGAGCTGCCGACGCCCTCTACACCCTTAAAGCTCTCCTTTACGATTTTTCCCGCAGTATTTCCCAACTTCTGTGCAGACTCGCCAGAGAATTGAAAAATATGCTTAATAGGGCCCCAGAGCATTGTAAATAAGCCACCAGAAGATTTTCTTGTTCCACGTGTCCTTGGCATTTCTACATAGAATGAAGATTATCTTTGACATCCATCAAAAGACACCTTGATTTACTGGAAATACTGCAATATTCGCCCTTCTTTTCAATAATATCATTGAGTACGGGATTGGCAATACTACTCAGTTTAGAGCGTGCAGAAATCAGAAAGGGAGTCTGGCCCATTTTAAATACGCGGGACATCCGAAGAAGACAGTCAATGTATTCCTCTATAATCTCAATATTATCCGGAGTATTACGTAGCTTGATTAGAACATCAAAGATGCGGACAAATGTCTGTTCAAGATAGCTGAGTTTAATTATTTCAAGCAGGGCCAGCTCCGCAATAAACTGGCTATATCCTTGGCGAAATCTCTTTTCAACACTCTTCTCCTCACAACCCTCTTCCACTTCATCAAAGATGGAAAGGTAGTTGTCCTGAAGGCTGTACATCTCGTCAATAATAACCGGATAGCGGCTGGAGATTTCACAAAGCAGCTTTGCATAAAGGCTGCAGTAGAGCTCTTCAGAAGCCGCTTTCTTAAACACCATTCGCATGAAATCGCGTACCATATGCGCAAGGTCGGGCTCACCAGAACCCAGAATCTGATAGAGAAACTCGCGAATCTCTACGTATGTTCCAGGACTGAATTTATTGAGCTTTGAAAGGAGAATATTATTCAGAATCTTGTCCTCTACCGGTTTAGAAGAATCTTTAAACTTCGACTGATATCTAGATGACATATATGTCCCTGCCATCTTTGCATTAGGTGTAAAAGGTTGTTCTGAAGGAGTTGTAGGGCTTGCAGAACCAAGTGATTTTGAGGAATTCACTCGTGTAAATGAATGCTGGGACGCAGATGACGAAAGATTATTTCCGCGAAAAGCTGGAGAAGAAGAGCCGGCCGCATTAGGACTTGCTCCAGGTGTTCGGCGCCACTCGATACTTGTACTACTCAACTCGCATAAATCGCGAATAGAATTAATGGCGGCACATATTGCGGGAGAAGGTTTTAACATTGTGGGCTGAAGAGCAAGAATGGATTGAATATACTGGCTCGAAGACATTTCTATAATATCTAGGCGACTAACCTTAAGTTCCCCTGTCCCTTATTTAATTTTACCCCGCGGTTTACACATAAAAGAAGATTATATCTATTGAAAAGAAATGGCAAGCATTGGAGATACTATTGCCGCCGGTCACAAGATGTTACAAGATTCTAATCTCCAGGAGTTTGGAAAAACTCTGGGATGCACTCTTGAACAAGTAACTCCCGATCTACAAAAAACAATCGCATCGGCAATTGTAACTACGCCGGCAGTTCTTATGGGACGGCAACATACTATATCTTATTTACGTGAAAAAAGTGGCGCAGCCCAGTTCCTTTCTTCGTGGAATAAACGCTTTCAACGCGTCGCCAGTATTGAGAAGGATCTTGCTCCCTTTTTCGGAGACAGTGGTACGGACAAGGATTCTCTTGAAGAGGATGCTATAGGACAACTGTCTTTTCAGGGAGACATGTTCAAGCCGCTCAATCATGCCCCCTGGCTATTATTTGTACTCTCGATGTTCAAGATTTGGGTCGTCCCCACAATGACGGTACTCTTGCCGATTATTGTATGGATTCTCCCTTATTTTATTCTACGATTTGTATACAATCTTCCTATAACACAAGACCAGTATGTGACAATCCTACAGGGATTAATGTCTGGAAACTTTGCCATTCCCGCTCTGAATGCGATTCGGGGCGAGGCGGAGCCGAGCCCCCTAACCCTAAAGAGTGTTTTCCAATATGGACTCTTCGCTTTTACTTTCGCCCAGAGTATGATTCAGCCTATACAGAATGCCATGCACCTTTACAAGACAGACACAATCACACGAGGAATCGGCGAGAAAATCCTGGAGCTCCGCGGCATAGTACAGGATTTTCGGAAGGACCTGGGGAATTTCAATGGTATTCATGTAAAACTCAGTTGGGGCATTCATCATGTAGAAGAGACGGACTCTAGAAGAGCATTCATGCTAATCCAAGAATATCCCACTGTAATCCATACGATTCTCACGGATTTGGCACATCTTGAAATAATGTGGCGAATTTCTCTGACTCCTCTTCTAAATCCGGTAAAGTTTGTTCGTAATGCCCTTGCTCTGAAAGACTGCACGGATATTTCTCTTGACACGGCAACACCCGTATCATCTTCCGTGGAACTCGTAGACACGGGGAAGCCCCATGCCATTTTGACGGGGCCAAATGGTGGCGGAAAATCCTCTTTTTTGAGAGCCACTCTTCAATGTGTTCTTCTTGGACACACATTTGGGTATGCTCCCGCCCTCGAGGCTCATATGCCCCGTTTTACTTGGATTGCTTCTGGAATACAGCTGCGTGACACGCCTGGTAAACTCTCGATGTTTGAGACAGAAGTCAAATTTGCCGCAGATTGTTTGGCCACGGGGAGGAAGCACGGGCCCGGCCTGGTACTCTTTGACGAACTCTTCCATAGCACAAATCCACCCGATGGTGTCAGAACCGCCACACAGTTCCTACAGCGCCTCTGGAATCAGAAGGATGTATTTAGCATTGTAAGTACGCATGTATTTCCTCTCGTATCAAGTGCTCCCGTATCAGTGCAGGCGATTTGCTGCCCAGCAGAAAGGATTGATAATGGGGATATTAAATTCACCTATAGGGTTCAGCCCGGCATTTGCATGATAAGCAGTGTACACACTGTATGGGAGAAGTTTGGCCTCGCAGAGAGGGATGAAGTGCGCTCAGAGGGATTACAGCAAAGTCTTCCCGTCAAAGAGAAAGACACAGATGCTAAGTGAGTCGCTTATCATTGGTCTTGTAGTCTTATTGCTGTGCGGTGCCGTGAGCTTCTACATTTACGCGCGCATGATGTATACTGAGAAGAAGCTTACGGTGATGGAGTCCATCCTGGTCGATATGAGGGTCGCCCTTGATTCAATAATGTCAGAGCGGCCAGGACATCCTTCAGCAATACCTATTGCTCACACTCCTGGTGGCGAAGTTCCTGGGCCTCCTGAGCAGCCAGAATCTGCTGATGTTGCCACGGATCTAAGTGGAAGCCCTGCACCCGGCGGCGAGTCAGAGGAGAAGTTCTATAGTGCAGTACTGGACCAGGCTCATGATGTTACAGCCGAGGTTACGGGGACTACTATGGAGGAGTCTACTGCCGCGACCGTAGCCCCCGTTACATTTGAGAAGATGTCACGTGCCGAGCTGGTTGCCTATGCTGAGAAGAATGGCTTTCGTGTTAAGAAGAGTATGAGTCGCGGGGAGATTGAGTCCATGTTGCGTCGTGCAGCCGCAGCACAGAATGCAACGCCCTCAACAGGAACAGAGAATGTCTCTGGATCCATGGAAGGGCCTTCAGAGAATGGCGCACCGCTTTCTGGAGATGCTACTGTGGATTCAAACGCTCTCCTTGAGTCGACTATATAATGAAATCATAAACCTTATCCTACAGCAGAGTTCATGGATGCTAAGTTATTTCGCCTTCCTACAAAGCCCGATTTTTACGCAGGAATCGGCACAGCAGACCCTTTTAACAAGGATCAGAAACAAAAGTATGGCCAACTCCCAGCACCCGACAATCGGTTCCCAGGATGGGCGGGAAAAATGGAGGATGGTCGTCTGGTAACAAACTACCAAAATAACTCTGCTTCATTTGTTCCTCCAGAAAAACAGTTTGCCACAAAAGTATGGATGACTAGAAATGGTTCTGATATTATGGACCTTATACGGAACAGGTCTTCCGAGCAGGCGGGGGCTGGAGAGGGTCTTGCCCCAAATGTTGTTCCGCCCCCGGCGTCTCTTGTCACATGTACAAAGGCAGATTGCAGTAGGGAGAGTACTCATATACGTGGCTCTATAGGAACAGAACGGGCGCCTCAGGAAGTTCCAGAATTGTTTGGTACTTGGTTTCATGAATCAAAGAGGTCTTATGTTGAGCCGAATGTGGGCATCACACGGCAGTACGAGGGTGGGCGCAATACTCCCCGTGGTGGACCCCAGCTCCGGTGACGCCTAAGCCTCTTGCTCACTATCAAAAATAGTAAATGACAGACTCTCGAAAGATTCTGGCATTTGATATTGGAATCCGCAATCTTGCCTGGTGTTTCATGGACCGTTCCACTGAAAAACCGACGATTGTTGGCTGGCAGAATTATGACCTTCTTCGCGGAGAAGGGGCAGAAGTGGCAAAAGTGAAAGTGACATGTTCCAAATGTTCCGTAAGTGCAGCATTCACGAATCCCACCGCAGATTCCCCCACATGCTCTCGTCATTGTCCCGCCTCTTACCCGCCTCTAAAAGACCTTAGCGGTGTTGTGCTAAAAAAGCTTCCCGCAATGAAAGGCCTGAAGGCCCTTGTTCCTACAGTTAAATCGGGGACAAAGGCGAAACTTGTAGAAGCTCTGCGAGGGAAGGTGTCCCTCCCTATTGAAAAAGTAAAAGTAACAAAGGCCCTTGACACAGAGTTGACCACTCTCCATGATTCGATTCGCACGTTTGTTGGGGCAAATCTTACTCTTTTTCGCCAGGCCACCCATATTTTGCTCGAGAATCAACCAGTTCTAAAGAATCCTACAATGAAGTCAGTACAGATTCTTCTTTTTGCTACTCTGCGTGACATGCTGCAGCCTGACCCGCCTGTGCTGAAACTTGTTCATGCGGGCAAGAAGATTACAGGGATGGAGACGGGCGATGCGGGCTACAAGTCGCGTAAAGATGCTTCTGAGGCAAAAGTTGTAGAGTGGCTAGAGAAGGGAAAGATTGCTGGGGCGGCGCCGTGGCTCACTCTCTTTAAGTCTCATACGAAAAAGTCGGATTTGGCCGATGCCTTCTGCATGTGTCTCGCTTAAGAGGGGGCCAGATGACGCAGCTGCCTTTGGCTAATAATTTAACAAACAATAGTAGGATGCCAGGGATAATGAGTAAAGTTAAAAATTGGTTGGCTAGGACGCGCGGTAAAACGCGCAATCATAAACATTTATACGATATTATATCAAAAAGTAGGTATAATGCAATGATGCCAGAACATAAAGTTAAATATCGGTTTTTCGAAGAAGATGGTAAATATCATCTTCTGCCAAGCCAACTATGGCCGCATGTTATTGCAGGAGAGCATTCTGTAAGGCAAAAAAAATTAAATAATAATGCTCGTGCTGCAAGGCTATTAAAAATGCAAGGGCCACCAAACGCACCCTCCCTTATTCGTTCAAAAACTAAACGTCTTCCCACATCTTCTAAAATGACACCTACTGGTTCACCATTAAGCCCCAGCACGCCGCAAAGAACTACAACTAGAAAAAATACTCCCAAAAATAAAACTAATACAGTTCCTTTTAAATTGAATGCGTACAATGATGACGTGCAAATAAAAATAAGAGAATATTTGAGAACACAGCACAAAACATTAGATGACACTTTAACAAAACTACATAGCTATAATGCAGACTTTCAAGATATGATACTGCTATATATTAGGCAAGGAAACACTCTGAAAGAGGCCTTTGATTTGGCAGACGATTTGAATTAGCACAAGACGGTAAAGTAATAAGCGTTGGTCTAAAAGAGATTATACACACCACGGTAAGAATGTCATTTACTCTTTACGTAATATTTCATAAGTTTCTGGTTCCAGAAGCTTACGAAACATTGAGCCCGAGCGACCTCGCCCACTTCCGATTTTTTGCCGTGAATGCAAAAATTCCGAAAAAGATTCCAGAACATCTGAAATCAAATGTAATAGAGGAACGCGGCCTCCCATGGTATAATCCCTTCTTGCAACATAATCGTTTTTGTGAATCAAGTGCTTTCTTTCATCTCTGGAAAAATCCTCATCTGATTACAACGGATTACATTGGCTTTTTTCACTATGATATGATAATTACAGGAGACACAATCCGTTTTTTAGAGGCGCATGCCCACGGCCCTGGTCTCCTTTTTACAAATGTCTGCCTCCCTGCCGCCCCCCAACTCTGCCAAATAATCCCTATAAATTCGTGGGGAGCTTTTGTGAGTGCCTACAATACAATGTTTGGTACGCGCTATACAATTGTAGATGTTCTGAAAGAGGACCTGCCTCTTTATCACTCTTTCGTGGTACATAGGGAGACGTTTGACAAGATGATGAGATTTGCAGAGAAAGTCATTCCATATTTATTTGAATCCATTGGATTTGACACTACGCATCTTCCCTTTATGGTCGAACGCCTTCATGGAATCTTCTTAACCTTGCAAACGCTAGATGGTCGGGTAAAACGCCTCTCTCTACCCGGCGTAACGCATGTGGATGCTCTGAAAGACCATTGGCGCGGCGCGTACTAAAGCCGTCTAAAAAGAACGAATCATTTCGAAGAAGATGGACCATCCTGTCACAATCCATGAGATGGAGGGAATTGCCGGTGGAATAGGGGGGGATATTGGTGCTTCTATGGACCTTGGTAATATCATTGAGATTTCTGACAGCAATGACCTAATGGGGCTGGGCATGTTGGCAAATCCTGGGCGGCAGAGAGGTCAAGGTGGTGGCGGCGGTGGTGGCGGTGGCAGCAATAGCTCTCAAAATCACACTGTACAATTCATTCCTAGTGGGCCAAGTGGGACGGGCCTCGCCGAGGTTGAAATTGGAAGCCTCGACACGGCTGAACCTATTACATTAAACCTGGGCTCTTCCGCACCCCAGGTTCCTGTAGACATCCAGTTTTCAAGAGCCGAAGAGGACAAGAGTACTGGTAGTTTATTCTCTAATATGCAGACGTCAACGGCACCTGGTTTTAGTCTAGCTTCTGCTCCCACGCCCCGCATGGACCCTGAGACGGAGCGGAAGCAGAAGGCCGAGATTCTGAACAAGCTGCAGAGGCTAGAGGGCAAGGGTCTCCAAGTCTCCAAGCGTTTTACAATGGATAATACTCTGGACGAAATGAATCAGGAGTATTTACGCCTGGTAGATTCCCGTAATCTGGAGGCATCTCTGCGCTTCCAGAGGCAGGCGCTCATGTCCGTCGTTACGGGTCTAGAGTGGGCCAATGGGAAATTCGACCCTTTTGATGTAAAGCTCGACGGTTGGTCAGAGGCAGTTCACGAAAATGTAGAGGATTTTGACGAGATTTTCGAAGAGCTCTACGACAAGTATAAGGAGCGTGGCAAAATGCCACCTGAGGCGCGCCTCTGTATGGCTCTGGCGGGGT